AAGTATAGGTTTGGGTTCACAGGAACTTTAGACGGCACACAGACGCATAAATGGGTGTTAGAGGGACTGTTTGGACCGTCATACAAGGTTACCAGAACTTCAGAGTTAATGCAACAAGGACATCTATCAAAGTTGGATATTAACTGTCTTGTTTTGAAGCATACTCCAAAAAAGTTTGAGACTTATAATGATGAGATCGAATATCTGATTTCTCATACTCAAAGAAACAAGTTTATTACAAATCTGACTCTTGATCTAAAGGGAAACACACTGGTTCTCTTTAGTCGGGTTGCCGCACATGGAGAACCACTTTTTGAAATGATAAATAAATTGAAGGGCGACGATCGTAAAGTATTTTTCGTTCACGGTGGCGTTGATGCAGAGGATCGAGAACTAGTTCGGGAAATCACTGAAAGAGAATCCAACGCTATTATTGTCGCTTCATACGGAACCTTTTCAACTGGTGTTAATATTAAAAATCTACATAACGTTATATTCGCCTCTCCAAGCAAATCCAGAATAAGAAATCTACAATCGATCGGGAGAGTTCTTAGAAAAGGTAAAAACAAGACTAAAGCAATATTGTATGACATTGGTGACGACTGTACTTACAACACAAGAAAAAACTACACTCTGAACCATTTGATTGAAAGAATCAAAATCTACAATGAAGAAAATTTCAACTATGACATTATTACAATCAACTTAAAAGATTAGGAGAGTTCCTATGGGAATAGAAGACGATTTTTATGCAACTATTAAGTTAGTTTCAGGTGAAGAAATCTTTGCAAGAGTTGCAGCATCAGAAGAAGAGGACAGAACAGTATTACTGTTATCAAGTCCAATCACTATCGGTGAGATCAAAAATAGAATGGGAGTTATCGGATATAAGGTAGAGCCTTGGTTGAAAACAACCAAGGACGATTTATTCGTCATCACTATGGATAAAGTTTTGACTATTTCTGAAACCACAGATATAGAGATGATTAATCTGTATCAAAGATTTGTAAGAGACTCTGTGAGAGATGATAATCCCGTAGCGCCATCAAAACTCTCAAGAGAGATGGGTCTTCTGGGTAACATTGATGAAACCAAGAAGAAGTTGGAGAAGTTATTTAAGAGTAGCTAAAGAACTTAAAGCTTCCTTATCAACCCTAACAAAGGTATTATAGTGACATTTGGGCACCCTTGTCAAGCATTGGTAATCTTGGTATAATGACTACATAATAAATCAGATATGCTAATGATTACCACACCAGGAGCAATGCCACGTAGAAAAAGGTCAGAACACTACGTTAATAATAAGGAGTTTCTTGCTGCTCTCATTGAGTATAAAGAGAGGATTGCTATCGCAGAGGCAAAGGGACTTCCTAAACCAAGGATTACAAACTATCTTGGAGAATGCTTTCTTAAGATTGCTACTCACTTATCGTTTAAACCAAACTTTGTGAACTATATGTTCAAAGATGATATGGTTTGTGATGGTATTGAGAACTGTGTTCTTTATATTCACAACTTTGATCCTAATAAGTCATCAAATCCATTTGCGTATTTTACTCAGATTATTCACTACGCTTTTCTGAGACGTATTCAAAAAGAAAAGAAGCAACTAGAAATCAAGAATAAGATTCTTGAGAAAACTGGTTATGAAGAGGTGTTTGTGGACAATAATACCATTGACGGCAGCAACTATTCAAACTACAATAGCATTAAAGATGCGGTTCATAGTAAATTAAGGTATTGATATAAATAACAGTGTGATTATCGTATGATTAATGACCAAAACTAATGCACAAAAAGAAGCAAAAGAAAATGGTTTAACCCATTATATTTCGCAACGTCCCTGTAAAAGATGTGGTGGGTATCAAAGATACGCTGTTAGCGGTTGTTGCTCTAACTTAGAATGTAGAAGAAAGTATGAAACAGAATGGACAAAAAATAATCCAGAAAAAAGACGTTTATATAATAAGAAAAGGAGATTAAAAGCAAAATTTGATATGACTTGTGAAGAATATGATAAAATATATGAACAACAAAATAAAGGATGTGCTATTTGTGGTGCAGAAAAAAGTGAGATGGGGAGAATACTTGCAGTGGATCATGATCATTTTACGGGAAAAATCAGAGGATTATTGTGTAATAAGTGCAATCAGGGATTAGGATTTTTTAATGACAGTGTTGACTTGTTAGAGTCTGCTGTAATATACTTGAACTCAAATATGTGATACTATGCAAGTAGCAATTATTACAGACACTCATTATGGTGCTCGTAAAAATTCCAAACTTTTTCATGACTATTTTAAAAAGTTTTATGATAATATTTTTTTCCCAACAATAGATAAAATGGGAATTAAAACAGTTATTCATATGGGGGATGTTTTTGATAGTAGAAAAGGAATTGATTTTTCTGCCTTATCTTGGTCTAAAAATATTGTTTTTGATCCTCTCAAGCAAAGAGGTATTAACTCACATTTAATCGTTGGTAATCATGATAGTTATTATAAAAATACCAATGACGTAAATGCTGTTGATCTTCTGCTGAGAGAATACAAAAACGTGCAGGTATATGCTAAACCAACAGAAGTCAAACTAGATAACCTTAACGTATTATTTGTTCCTTGGATTAATCAAGAAAATGAAAAAGAAACTCATGACATTATTGAAAAGACATCTTGCAAGGTTGCGATGGGGCACCTTGAACTCAGAGGATTTAATGCTAATCGATTCTGCGTCATGGAGCATGGTTATGAAAGCAAACTATTTGAGAAGTTCAAACTTGTCTTCTCGGGACACTATCACACTAGAAGCCAAAAAGAAAACATTCGGTATCTAGGAAATCCTTATGAGATTTACTGGACTGATGTTGATGATGACCGAGGATTTCATATCTTTGATACAGAAACTCTAGATCTGGAAACTATAAACAATCCTTATAAGATGTTCCATAAAGTCTTTTATGAGGACACACCGTATCAAACTTTTGATGCAACTAAGTATGAAGGAAAGATTGTAAAACTAATTGTCAGGAAAAAATCTGACAATAAAAAGTTCGATAAGTTCGTTGATAAACTTTATACTTCTAACATCGCAGAACTCAAAGTTGTAGAAAATACTGACTTTGGTGGATATTTTTTAGAGACTGAAGTTGAATCTCTGGAATCAGAAGATACAATGTCAATCCTGAATAGATATATACAAGAAGCAGAGATTGACCTGGATAAGTCGATTATTCAGAGCGTAATGCAAGAAGTTTATCAAGAAGCTTGCGAGATGGTCTAAACATGCACATTCTAACAATCGAAGGGCAAGAAGAAGAGGGAGCATATTCTGTCGCAGATGAACTAGGAGAAAAAATCCTTTACATCTGGGAAGAAGAAGATGATGCTGTTCGTTTTGCTATGATGTTAGAAGAAGACGGATATCCAGAAATGAATGTCCTTGAAGTTGAAGACGAAGTATTACTGAAGACTTGCGAAATGCATGAGTATCAGTATACAATAATAACCAAGAATGACTTTGTAATCCCTCCGAAACAAGATAATGATTCTGTTCAAAACCATCAGGTTTAAAAATTTCCTGTCAACTGGTAACCAGTTCACTGAGTTCAATCTAACTCAAAATACTACAACTCTTATTATTGGAACCAATGGCGCAGGTAAGTCAACAGTTCTTGATGCGTTAACATTTTCCTTGTTTGGAAAACCATTTCGTAAGATCAACAAACCTCAACTTCCAAACACAGTCAACGAAAAAGACTGTGTGGCGGAGGTTGAGTTTTCTATTGGAAGTATTGAGTGGAAAGTTCGGAGAGGAATCAAACCTAATATCTTTGAGATCTATCGCAATGGTAAGTTGCTTGATCAAAGTTCTTCTGCTGTAGATCAACAAAAGTGGTTGGAACAAGTTGTTCTTAAGATGAACTACAAGTCATTCACGCAGATTGTGATTCTTGGTAGTAGTAGTTTTGTTCCATTTATGCAACTAACTGCTGCAAATCGTCGTGAAGTGATTGAAGATCTTCTTGATATTAAGATCTTTTCTTCAATGAATTCGATTATCAAAGAAAAACTTCGTCAGTTGAAAGATGAAGTGAGAACTCTTGATCTTGCAAGAGAGTCTGTATCAGATAAAGTTGCAATGCAGGAAAACTTTATTTTGACTCTTGAAAATAATGGTAAAAGTCAGATTGCTTCTAATGAAGGTAAAATCGGAGAACTGCAATCCGAGGTTGATGGTCTGATTGAAACAAACAACGAGATTCAAAATATTGTTGAATCGAAACAAAAAGACTTAGAGAAATATACTGGAGCTGCAGATAAACTCAAAAAACTTGGTAACTTAAAAGGCAAAATCTCTCAAAAGGTATCAACTATTACTGCTGAACATAAGTTTTTCAAAGAGAATACGGTTTGCCCAACTTGTACTCAAACTATTGAAGAATCATTTCGGTTAAATAAGATAGAGGACGCTCAAAATAAAGCAAATGAGTTGCAAGATGGGTTTAACGAACTCAGAAAAGCAATTAACGAGGAAGAGGAGCGAGAGCGTCTTTTCAACGACCTCTCAAAGGAGATTACGAAACTAACTTATGGAATTTCTCAAAACAATACTAAGATTTCTGGACTTCAAAGACAGTCAAGAGATCTTGAACATGAAATTCAAACTATTACCGAGAGACTTGCAAACAGAAATTCTGAGCATGAGAAGTTAGAATCTTTTAAACAAAAACTGAATACCACTGAAACCGAACTGGAATCTAAAAAAGATTCATTCCGATACTACGATTTCTCTTACGGACTGCTTAAAGACGGTGGAGTTAAATCTCAAATCATCAAGAAGTATCTACCTTTGATCAATCAGCAAGTCAATCGTTTCTTGCAAATGATGGACTTTTACATCAACTTCAGTTTAGATGAAGAGTTTAACGAAACCGTCCAGTCTCCCATTCACGAAGATTTTTCATACGCATCCTTCAGCGAAGGAGAGAAGATGCGTATTGACCTTGCTCTCTTGTTTACTTGGAGAGAGGTTGCAAAGTATAAGAACTCAGTTAATACAAATCTCTTAATCATGGATGAAGTTTTTGATTCGTCTCTGGATGGATTTGGAACGGACGACTTCTTGAAAATCATTAGGTTCGTCATCAAAGATGCAAATATTTTTGTAATCTCTCACAAGGATGGATTACAAGATAAGTTTGATAATGTGATTCGATTTGAAAAAGTTAAAGGATTTAGTAGGATGATTTGAAATGTCACAAAATGTTTTAATCACTGGGCATAAAGGTTTCATTGGACAGCATGTATTTGCTGACTGGCAAGAAACTCATGGTGGATGGATAACTGGATTGGATCGACCAGATGATGTTAGAGATTTTTCTGGTGGGGATTATGATCTTGTGATTCACTTGGCAGCATATGCAGACATTCGTGATAGTCAAGAGAATCCAGAGAAGTACTATGAGAACAATGTTGCCTCTGTAAGACCTTTGTTTGAGTGGTGCAGGAAAACCAATACAAGACTTCTTTACGCTTCTTCTAGCGCCGTAGAAGAGGGATACTGGGGCAATCCATATGCAATGACCAAGTGGATTAATGAACAGATGGCACCACCTAACTCTGTTGGTATGAGATTTACTACAGTTTATGGTCCTGGGGGTCGTGGTAATATGATGTATGATCTGCTCAAAGACAAGAAAGCAACTTATGTCACCAATCATAAGAGAGATTGGATTCATGTGAAAGATGTGTGCCGTGCCATTCGGTATCTTGCATCAAGTGATGTGACTGGACCTGTGACGATTGGAACTGGTGAATCTGTAGCAGTGAAAGATCTTGCAAAAGCATTTGGTCAAGGACATCTTCCAGTTCTTGAAGATACTCCTGGAGAAAGACAAGATAATGTTGCAGATATATCAATCATGAAGAGTATTGGTTGGTTTCCAACAGTTGATATTTTCTCAACGATCTGATGCC